TTTAAAGTTTTTTTGTATAACATTAAAATCGAATAAATAAGATGACATGTTCCACATGTACGAATTTTTAATTTTAATATCGGCATCATATAGATTTTTTTTAGCATCGCAAATATTGTTATAAATATTAATATTATTATTTAAATCTTTCGCATAATTTAAATATATCAGTGGTATTAAACTTATTATAGATAAAATTAATATTAGTGATGATATTAATATTAATTCAATATTTTCTATCATTTATATTCTAATATATAATATTATATTATTCATGAAGTTTGCCATACCTGCCTTTCTTCGCCGCTTGTAAAATTAGGCACTATACTTTTCATTTTTTTGTTATATTCATCAATGCGTTTTTGATATTCGTCATCTACGTATGATAAATTACCATTATTAAGATTTGTCGATACTGTATTATATGTGTTAAATAAGGAATTTAATAATTCATTATTTCCTCCGTCATAACTATTATCTACATCGTATTTTTGTTTTGATACTATATCTTTCAATTGTTCAAAGGACATCGTTGGGATACTCATTATATAATATTATTAAATATAAAAATATATGGAAAAAATATAAAAATTGATTGTCGATAATATAATTATTATCACTATATACAACAATGACCGCTAAAACGCTTTCAGTTATTCTTAAGGAGAAATTTAACAAAATGTCTGACGATATCAATAATGTCAAGGAAATTAATATCTTCTATAAAGAGGCGCTTAAAGAAGCAGTTGAAGAAAATAAGATTGTTGGGAAGAAAAAGAAATCTTCGCTGGAAAAAAATGAAAATGGCGAAGAGAAGATTAAGAAACCTCCGTCGGAGTATCAGGAGTTTGTTAAAAATTATCAACAAGTCATCAAGGAAAAGTTCCCTGACCTGCCCAGCAATCAAAGATTTGGTAAAATTGCTGAAGAATGGAAGAAGTACAAGGAAAATAGAGATAGTAAAGGACCTGTTGTTAATAATTTTATGAAGGTAGAAGAAGTATCTCCTCCAACTTCTGATAATGAAGATGAACCTAAACAATCGCCTAAACTTAAGTCGAAAGAAAAAGTAGTTGAACAAACTAAACTACCCAGCGAAGAACCTGATGAGGAAGCAGTAGAAGAACAACCAATGACTTCTCTTAAGAAAAAGAAAGGTACTTTGCGTACTCTGCCTCCTATCAAAATTCCCGCAAATAAGATGTAAATTGTTGAGCGTGTCCAAGTGTTGTAATAGGCGCATAAGTATATATGCGAATAATTATTAAATGATAATAAATATTATATTTTTATTTTTGTCTTAATAATATCTATCCTATCTAACCTAATGTGAATATAGGAATCATTATGTTTAATCATAATTTGTTCTTTTATTTATCTTTATTCTAAAAAATTGATTTTAATTGATATCTTATATTAAAGCACTGCGAAACCAGACAGACAAGATGGCGTATTCTACTACTGCTAACGGCGACACTCTTAAAAAGGAAGTATATAAAAAGATTTACACCAACCCTTCTTATTACATCGAGTGGTTGGATGAGATTAAGAATAATGGCGTTGATAACGAGGGACGTGTTAGAAACCCTCTGAGTGAAAATGGTAGTCTCGTTTATACCAATAAGAACGGGTTATATTCGACCCTATGGAATGCGTGCGTGGATGTTATGCAAGGAAATTATGATTTTACCGATATTCCGCGCCCAACGAAGGTAATTTATAATAATACACGCTGGTTGAATTATTTGCAAACACTAAAATCTAGATAGAAACATTATAGATGCTTAATTGTGTGTTAGATTAGTATATATTTTTTATAATTGTTAATAAGAATTTGAGTAGCGTAAGCGTATAACTTTTTTATTTGGAAATTTCTAGAAAACTTTTAAAATATTAGAAAATAAAAAGTTATACGCTTACGCTACTCAAATTCTATTTTGATATTTTTGAAAGAATCTTGATAGAACATAGAGACCTATATATAACCCTCTATAATCTAAACCAAATATTTTTAAAAATCCTATTTTGAAATTTGAGTACATAACTTTTTTTATTTGGAAATTTCTAGAAAACTTTTGGAATATTAGAAAATAAAAAGTTATGTACTCAAATTATAAATTGAAAAATATGAATATTTTAGTTTCAAAATAAAAATTATTGCAAGTAAAGAGAAATATTAATTTTTATCAGTATATCTATCTAATTTTACAGTCCCAATTTTTAGAATAAATCTATATTTTTTGTTATAAGAATTAGTAAACACCTTATAATTATTTGGAATTGAATAAGTTGAATAAAGATCAGAAATTTTGTGATACCTATATCTACTATTTAATTATAATATGTGTGTTATGGTGAGAATCTTTAAACAATAATAAAATTTTAAGGAAATAAATAATAAAAAGAAGAAAATATAAAAAAATAAATAAATATAAACCCATTCAAAAACCTACAAATATCTAGCGAGTTATTATAGTAAGACCTACATACGCTAAAACACATACCGCGCTAGTCGCTGTCGATATTATTTGTATTCGGTCATTTCTTACTCTATCTGTTTCAATTAGTTTAGTTAATCTTTCTATTTCTTTTTTTTCCCTTTTAATTTCTTTTTTTTCCCTTTTAATTTCTTCTTTTTTCCTTTGTTCTAACTTTAATTTATATTTGTTTAGCCTATCCATTTTATCTACTTGAATCAAATCTCCTTCAACCTTCCTAATAATTATCTGCTCTTCATTAGATAATTTATTAAATGCTTCTTCGTATGCTTCTTTTTCCTCACGTATTTTTTGCTTTTCTTTTAAATAATCTAACTTCATTTGATTATAATCCATACTCATTTTGTTTTCTACTTTATTCGTTGTTGTTTTGTTCAAGTATCAGGTGCCTTTTGAGTCTTTTGAGTGTTTTGATATAACAGTATATTTATAATAATGATACTATCAATTTTGATGTAAAAAATATAAAATTATAACAAAATTATCCTTCGTTATAATAAGTAGAAGTAAATAGAATGATAAAATAAGTAATCTCAAGAACCTACAAATTTCTAACGAGTTATGATAGTAAGACCTACGTAAGCTAAAACACCTATACAGAAAGACACTCTCCCTATATTATTACATCTTTCAGTTTTAATTCTATCATCTTCAATCATTTTGGTAAATTCTTCAATCTGTTTTTTGTTTTCATTTTTTTCTCTAATACGGAATTCTTCAATATTAGCTTTCGATATTTTTAGTTCAACACTATTAATGATTTTTCTCTCTTCATTAGATAATTTATTAAATGCTTCTTCGTATGCTTCACTCTCTTCGCGTCTTTTTTGTTTTTCTTTTAAATAATCTAACGTCATTTGATTACAATACTTCCTCATTTTGTTTTCTAGTTTATTTGTGGTTGTTTTGTTCCAGTATCAGGAGCCTTTTGAGTGTTTTGATATAATAGTATATTTATAATAATGATACTATCAATTTTGATGTAAAAAATATAAAATTATAACAAATCTATTATACGTAATACGTAAATAATACATAAACTTTCCTGTTCCTACAATAGCCGACATTAACAATAATAGTTATAAGAATAAGAAACTAAATATAAAAAATACACACAAATATCATAATTATTTATTATATTTACAACCATACAAAGATTATACCAAGTGCGAGATAAAACTTTGTTGTAGCCCAACGCTCGTTTGTGTCACCCATCCACACTTTAAACAATTGCAACAATGCCCGTAATTTAATAAGCCATTTTGTAATACCATATACAAGTTTGTTATACTTTTCGCGGGCTTTTTGTTTTAAATTCCATTCCTCAAGAATTTCCTTAAGTTGTTCATAGTTCTTAATTTCAGGTAATTTATAGTCTTGCGACATAACTGTTAATATATATTAGTAATACTAATATCAATTTTTTTAAGGATGTAAAGATAAACAGTACATCTTTATTCGATGAAATTAATGAGACAGTTATAGTTAGTCCCCGATTGTATAATAGAAGATCTATTAACACTAAACACGACACAAATCTAATATACATTATATATAGCAGTTAAGACTCAATACATAGATAATTAATTCGATATACAAGAAGAGCATTGGAAAACATTTGGTATAGTTTTTACATTTTTTGGATAAAAATTGACACCGAGTAATATTCGTATTATTACTATCAAAGTCGCTTTCACACAAACCAAAGATCCGTCAATAATTACCAAGCCAACATTTCCTGAAGCCTTACATTAGTAAAACACAACTTTCATTTGTAATAATGGTTCGTGGTACCAAGGTTGATTACGTCATCAAGTTTAATAACGAGTTCGGTGATGTTATCATCAATATTAACAAAGCCTTCAAGAAGGAAAGGAAACTCACTAACTATAACATCTATATGAAGAACAATTTCAACAGGGTTAAGTTGGTTAATCCCGAACTTAAACCTAAAGAGGTTATGGGAATGGTCGCCAAAGAATGGCAGAGAGATAAATGTGTTCCTAAATTGTGTATCTCTCTTCTTAATCTCTTTAACGAAGAAGAATTATTCGCGATGCTAGAGCATCCCGAAGAAAAAAAGATGATTAACAGAATTGTATATGGTTGCCATGCTATGTAATTTGAAGATTTCTAGGATATTTAGATATATAACAAATATTATATATTTTTTATAATTGAATAGAATGTAGCGAATCCATCAGCGATATTAACATTATTATTATAATTTGATATTCTGATATCAAAATGACCCCAATTTTTCCTATATTTTTTAGGTATAAAGTTCATTAAAAACAGACTAGCCATTAAACCATCGCTGTTTTTACAATCATATCCAGAGTTTTTAACATCGGCTACACGCGATTTAATAAACGATATATATTCTAACCAAGCAGGTATTCTTATATTTTTTTCGCTATATTTATTACCATATTCTTCAACATCTCTCGCTATTTTTTCATTTGATGTAAAATATGTAAAACTGCTATGACAGTTAATTCTTTGCGACCATCCTGTTAGTGTGGCATAGTCAAAAATATAATCAGGTTTATATTTATTACACGCGTATGTTAGCGCATCTGCTAAAATCAATCTTCCTTCAGCATCTGTATTAACTATTTCGACAGTCTGTCCATTATACGCTTTAATAATATCATTGGGTTTCAGAGACGCATGAGATACTATGTTTTCTACAAGGGGACATAGGCAAATAATGCGATTCTTATATTTTTCTTTTGATAAAGTGTAAGTAATACCTACTGATATTGACGCGCCCTCTTTGTCCATATACATATTAACCATACTTTCAGATTTTTTCATAGAATATCCTCCGGTGTCTATAGTAACACCTTTTCCAACTAAACATATGGTTTTCTTATTTTTTATAGGCGGGTTGTAATCTATTATTAAAAATCGCGGTTTATTTTGTGAAGGAATTCCTACGGCGTTAATTAGATTTAATCCCATTTTTTTCATATGTTTTTCGTTAAACACTGTTATCTTAACATTTTTAATATATCTAAAAATATACTTGGAATATTTTACAAAATTTTCAGGCGTAGCAATATTAGAAGGTTCATTTATTATATCTCGTGTTATATAAGAACCGTTTATTATGCTAGTAATATTTCTCCTGCTTTCAAATTTCATCTGCGGAACATAGAAATAAAGGACCGTTCTTTCAATATTATTTTTCTTATATTTATCAAAATAGTAATTTCCTTGTAATATTCTATATATAAATGCTTCTACGAATTTAATATCTAATTTTTCTAGATTAAATATTGCCTTTTTCTTAAAATTGTTATTGTAATTTAATAGCGTTTTTATTTTAGAAGAAACATTTATGATATCTAGGTGATTATTAATTTGAATATCGCAATTTTTTTTAATCGAAGCAACTTTAATAACATTATTGCTATCATTTATATTATTTACAAAATATATTTTCATATTCTACATATTCTACATATAATATCTTTTAACTATCTAGTGTTTTTTATTTCGTGCGTGACATCTGTAAGAACCGAATTTTCAAATCTATAAATTTTATCAGCAATTTCTAGCGCTGACCTGCGATGTGCTATAATAATCATAGTAATATTTTTATCATCAAAGAAACTCTTAATTGTATTTTGTACTAATTCTTCGCATTCTGGATCCAGCGCCGAAGTCGCCTCGTCAAAAATTAATATATTAGGATTTCTTATTAATGCCCTCGCGATAGATATGCGCTGTTTTTGTCCTCCCGATAATGAACTTAATTCGGTACCTTCTAGATGTGTTTGATATTTATTCGGCAGTTTTGATATAAACTCGTGCGCATTCGCTTTAATTGCGGCATTTATAATATCTTCTTCGCTTGGATTGTCGAGACCATAGGCGATATTATTAGCGATTGTATCACTGAATAAAACGCTGTCTTGCGCCACGTATCCTATTTTTTCTTTTAACCATTTATTGTCATATGTATTAAAATCTATATCATCTATATAGATATTTCCCTGATTTATTGACAAAATATTAATTAGACATTTTACAATTGTACTTTTCCCTGAACCAGAATTGCCAATTATAGCAATTTTCTCTCCTGGATTAATTTTAAAATTAAAATTATTAATTAAATTACTTTCGGCCTTCTCGTATTTAAAAGATACATTATTAAACTCTATCTTTCCGTTTAATTTTTTATCATAAGGTATATAATAACCTCTATTATTTTTTTCAGAATCAAGCAAATCCATTATGCGTTTATAAGGTTCTCTACATTTAATGAATTCATTATTATAATTTATTATCGCCATCACGTTTTCATATAAACTCTGGTTATGAAGAATAAATGAAACGAGTCCTTCAGTATTATTTAAATATTTTGCTGCCATTATAATACCTATTGTAGTAAATGTAGGGATATTGCTAATTATTAATAAATTTATTCCATATAAAATAGTCTCCTTAAATATATATACTAATTGTTTATCGCTCAGTTCCCGATGTTTTTTATCAGATATATCTTCGGTCGCGTAAGTTTTCATAATGGATATATGGGATATAGTTTCGTGAATATATGTACCTACGCTTTTATTTAATTCTTCATACCCTTTCATAAGAATCTTATTAGATTTCTCATATAATTTCGATATACCCATATTTACAGGTATTAGAATACATGCCAATATAGTGAGTTTCCATGATATTTTATTAAGCATCCATATAGTCGCTATAACATGAACCGAAGAGCGCGATATTACATTAATATTTAAAGATATACTATTAGACACAATACGCACATCATTATTAATATATTCGAGAAGTTTATTAACAGGAACTGTTTCATAAAAACGCGTTTTTTGATTAATTAATTTATCATATATAATCTTGCGCATGCGAATATTCATACAATTGCCGGAATATGTGAAACAGGCACCTCGCAATGAACACGCTATCATAGCGATTAGATTAGAATATAATAATAGCAGTAGTCGCTCTTTAGAAAAATCTCCTAACATTATTTTACTAATATGTTCATTCGCATAAACTCCGTAATATGAACCAGTACATCCGAATATTAATCCCGCTATACCATATTTTTTATCTTTTTCAATTAAAGATATATATCTTTTAATTAATTTCATTTTTAATGTATAATAATTATAATATTCTATTTATATATTTATGTAATAAGGTTTTTTATTTATAATATTTCGCGGTCTTTTTGATGATTTAACAGATTTACCAGATTCGCCGGAATCAAAGTCAGTTATAAACATATCATTGAACTGGTATTTCTTAAATACTTCATTTATAATAATGCTAAAAATGTGTTTCTGTATATTTTTAGGACTTGATTTGCTACCTTCGGCATCAATGGTTTTATATACATTCATTAAAGTCCCCATTATTTCGTTTAATTCATTTTTAACATTACTGTCAGGAGATAAATCTCTATCATTCTCATAATCTTCGTTTAAGAATGTGGGTATTATAAGTAAATAATCGTCCATGATTTTTTTTACATTGTTCTTCTTAATTTTTTTAGAAAATCCGTAATCATATATCATAATATTGTATTTACATGCTTTTAGATAAAGATTTTTGCCATTAAAGATATAGTGATAATATCCTTTCTCATTATTATAATGCCATAAGAAGTTGCCCCCGTGGCAATCGCAATGGATATGCGCAATTAGATTGTTAAATGTTCCAATAGATATAAATGTTTGAAACAAGATATTATATAACAACTCTTTATTAAATATTACATCTTTGTTATTAATAAGTATATTAAGGTCGCCATTTGCTATCTCATTAACAGATACTAATTTATTTATTTTTGAACTACTATACTCTTTTTTTTCGCATAAACATGATTTATACATTATCAAAAAATGCTTGGAGAGTTTCTTTGTTATTATATCTTTCGTAATATCTGACATCAATTTAACTTCATATAGATTATCATCAGACTTTTTCATAATCTTTGTGGCTATTGGAAAAACACCTACGGCATTCTTAACAGAAGTCCTATAAACTTCGCCGCCAAAATTATTGGCACTAATCTTCTTCTCGATATTCAATATGTTGCGAATAGTATATCCTTCACCGTGAGAATACTCTTTTTTATCGATACAATCATCGTCCTTAATTTTATCCAATTTCTTTCTAATATAATTAAAATATGCGACGCGATTATCAAGTGTATATTTATCAACTATCAATTTACTTTTTAGAAATTTAGATATTTTAGTAGCAGTGAGGGTTCTATCATTGGGTTCGCTCGCAATATATTCTTCTATAAATACAGATTTTTTAGAAGACGACGATTTCCTTCGCGATATCTTGCGTCTAATATTGGCCTGAATAATTTTAAGAGATTTGTCTAATTCCATCTATAATAAATTAAATAACTTACTACTTTATGTTAAGATATAAGAAAGATAAAATAAGATATAAAAGATAAAATAAGATAGTAATATAAGAAATGAATAAAATAGTAAAATTTCTATTTTACTACTATGATTATAATGACAATATGGAAATTGAAGAAGATAAAAATAAAATAAATACTCGGATAACATATACTATTCCTCCTTATCAATACAATAGAATATACGCATATCCACGTGATTATATTAAGTAGTAATTATTCGTAATTATAATAAACATCTGTTTTTTTCGCTTAATTTAATTTCGGCAATTGAAGGTATGTAATTATTATTACTAATATCTACATCTTCGGGTATATTCTCTTCTAATAATTTTTTATACATAATATCCTCCAATTCTTTATCTAAATATGAATCATTGATATCAAATGTATTTTTTCTGCTATTTTTTGTATCAGTATCTACCAAACCATATTTCATAGGTACAAATTGATTAAACTCATTATTATTCATATCAAAACTATCATATCCTTTATAAGGATGTATTACTATATTATCTTCCGATATTACACCTATTATTTTTATGAATATTATATTAATCAAAACGCCATTGGTAATAGCGATTATTTTAACATGTTTTCCTTGAAATTTACCCGCTCTATATAATATCATGTCAATGTCAAACATATAGTATTCGGGATAATAAGTATGCTGTCTATAGTTATTCATAATATCATGAACAATCTGTATATTCTGTTTAACATTTTCTCCAGGTAAATCCATAATCTCGCTGGTATTTAGTTTATCATATACAAAATCGTATATACCCTGATAATATTTGAGTAATGCCTTAATTTTATTTTCATTTTTAAGTAATTTAGGATTCTGCCACTCGCTCCATTTATTACCTTCTACTGCTATTATTAATTCCTCGCAACTATTTTTAAAAACCTCTTTTAATTTTTCATTATAAGATTCATTATCATATTCATAATAATACACATTAACAGCCTCTTTTTTAACATTTACATCATAAGGAATACTAGAATTTATTATATGCCTATTCCACGGATACGTCCCTGTGTTTTCATACATAATGCGCGTATTTGACGGCATATATCTAAACTTGTTATTATAATGGATATCAGCATCTTTCATACTAAAATTTTCGTTTTTATCTCTCTTCGAATTATTTAAATCGCTCAACAAATACCTATTAACAACTAAAAAATATATGATGATTATTATAAAAATAGATATAAAATTATATATGAATATAATATTTGCATCCTTCATATTTTATATGCTTCTATAATCTAATAAGGAAATTATTGTATTTAAATTATTTTTTTTCCTATCGTCTATATCATTTTCGAATACATAATCATTCTTTATTCCCACTCCATTTCTATCTTGGGATTCTTTAATATTTGCGCAACAATTTAAATCGCTCGTATCAGGGCAATTATAACATAGAGGACTGTTATATTCTTCGTCATTATATTTAGTAAAACTAATTCTCTTGACACCTATAGGAAACTCGCAACT